TATAACGACTATTGAAGGTGGTATCATTTCAACAAATAATGAAGAACTGTATCATCAACTACTTTTGAATCGATCTCATGGATTTTTAAGAGAACATCCAAATAAAGAAACAATAAAAACTTCATGTGACCGTAGATTTACATTTTTGACAGATGGATTTAATTTTAGAAATACAGAAATAAATGCATATCTTGGTATAATGCAATTAAAAAAATTAGATAACAATATAAAAGTTAGAAATAACAATTATAACTATTATATTTCAAAGTTGGACTCATTAAAATATGAGACTAATTTTAATTCAAATGGAATAAGTTCATTTGCAATGCCAATTATATCAAAAAAGAATAATACTAAAGACTTGTCATCTAAATTAACTGATGCAGGTATAGAAAACAGACCATTTATTGCCGGAAATCTATTTAAACAACCATATATGAAAAAAGTAAATATGTACAATAGTTTTCCAAATGCAGACTATCTGCATAATAATGGATTATATGTTGGCAATAATCAATTTGTAGAGTATACTATGATTGATAAATTGTTATATATTCTTAATAATGAATAAAAGTAAAAAATTAAAATATTTGGTAATATATGATTTTTATAAAAAACCATATTTTATAACAGTTTACAATAAAAAAGAATTAAAATATGTTAAAAGTATTTTAAAAGACGGAGAAGTATACAAAATTTTAAATACAACACCATTTATAGGATGGTGAATTAATATAAATAAGAAACACTTACTTAGGATTTAACTATGGCAGAAATTTTATCACCATTTCAATCGTTTATTTTCATCTCTCGCTACTCTCGCTGGCTCAACGACCAAAATCGTCGTGAGACTTGGGATGAATGTGTAGACCGTTGGTGGAAATACTTTACGGGTAAGGTTCCGCAACTCGCAGAACGCCCTGATGTCAAGGAAGCAATTCTCAATCTAGAAGTTCTTCCTTCCATGCGCAGCCTCATGACTGCTGGTCCTGCATTGGATCACGATAACACTTGCTTATACAACTGCTCATACTTGCCAATCGACAGTCTTGATTCGTTTGCAGAACTTTTTGTCGTTCTCATGAATGGCACTGGTGTTGGATATTCGGTTGAACATCAATACACTGACAAGCTTCCACAAGTTGCCAACAAGATTGAAAAGTCTTTTAACATAACTTATGTTGTTGAGGACTCCAAGGAAGGTTGGGGCAATGCAATCAAGTTCATCATGGATCACCTCTATGCGGGTCGTCACGTTAAATGGGATCTAAGCAAGATTCGTCCTGCTGGAGCAAGACTTAAGACTTTTGGTGGTCGTGCTAGTGGGCCTGCTCCTCTAGACAATCTATTCAAGTTTGTCGTGAAGATTTTCTACAACGCACAAGGACGCAGACTGACTGCTCTTGAGTGTCACGATGTTTGCTGTGCTATTGCAAATGCAGTTATTGTTGGTGGTGTTCGTCGTTCTGCGATGATCTCATTGAGCGATCTTGCTGATCGTGAAATGGCACTATGCAAGAGTGGTGCATGGTGGGAGCAAGCTGGCTTCCGTTCATATGCTAACAACTCTGCTGTTTATCGTGGTCGTCCTCCAATGGGTCAATTCCTTGAAGAATGGACCTCACTCTACAACAGCCATAGTGGTGAGCGTGGAATGATCAATCGTAAGGCATTACAGGAACAGGCTGCAAAGTCTGGCCGCGACCCAGACTGCGAGTATGGCACCAACCCATGCTCAGAGATCATTCTCAAGCCATTTGAATTCTGCAATCTTTCTACAGTTGTAGTTCGTCAAGACGATACTGCTGCGACACTGAAGAAGAAGATTGAAATCGCTACAATCATTGGTACTGTTCAATCTACCTTTACCAACTTCCCATACCTTCGTCCAGAGTGGAAGAAGAACTGTGAAGAGGAAAGACTGCTTGGCGTATCCATGACAGGTATTTTTGACAACAAGCTTACCAGTGGTTTGGAAGGCAAGCCAAAGCTTGTTCGTCTTCTTGAGACTCTTCGTGATCATGCGACCGCGACCAATCTCAAGTGGGCAGAGAAGTTGGGAATCAATCCTAGCAAGTCAGTTACTTGCGTGAAGCCTGAAGGCACTACATCGTGTTTGGTGGACTCTGCCTCGGGTCTGCATCCTCGCTATGCGGATTATTATTACCGCAGAATTCGTCTGGACAAGAAAGATCCTCTGTACAATTTAATGAAGGATCAAGGCGTCCCGTGCGAGGATGATGTCATCAACCCAACTTCTACTGCCGTCTTTACGTTTGCGATGAAGGCTCCAAAGGGAACTATGACTACTGAGGAACTTCGCGCACTTGACCATCTTGATCTGTGGAAAACTTATCAAGAGCACTTCTGCCATCACAAGCCATCAATCACCGTCAACTACAGGGACTCTGAATTCCTTGAAGTCGGTAACTGGCTCTGGGAAAACTTTGATGTCGCAACAGGCATCTCGTTCCTTCCCGGTGGTGACAGTCACACCTATGCTCAGGCACCCTTTGAGCAGATTGATTCTGCAACCTATTCAGCACATCCTAAGGTTAAAGTTAACTTTAAAGACTTGTCTAAATACGAGGCAGAAGACAATACTGAATCCGCAAAGGAATATGCTTGTAGTGCAGGCGGATGTCAGATAGTGTAATTCACTTTCCTCGGTAGCTCAGTGGTAGAAGCATTCGCCTGTTAAGCGAAATGTCGCTGGTTCGATCCCAGCCCGAGGAGCATAAAATAAAAAATTCCACCCCACAAGGGTGGAATTTTTACATAAATATTTTAGGCAGAGGTGGTGGGTATTCCACGCAGTCCTTTTGGAATGGTCGAAGTATATTTCATCAGACTGCTAAGGAACCACCACTTCTGACCAAGGTATAAATATATATGTTCCATATGTTAATCGGCATTGATTACTCTATAACCTGCCCCTGCCTTTGTCTTTATGATGAACGTAGAGAATTTAAATTTGAAAATTGTTTCTTTTATTATTTGACCAATACAAAGAAATATGCTGATAAAATTGCTCCAAATATTACCGGGGAATCTTTTCAGGAATATCATATTGATGTGGACAGATTTGACAGCATATCTGACTGGGCCATCAATCTTTGTATTGGGGCCTCAGAGGTTGCCGTAGAAGGCTATTCTTTTGGGTCTAAAGGCCGTGTATTCAATTTGGCAGAGAACATGGGGATTCTGAAGCACAAGCTGTACAAACAGGCTATACCGGTCACCATAGTCGAACCTTCCAAAGTTAAAAAATGTGCCACTGGGAAGGGAAATTCGGACAAACTTGCAATGTACGAAGCCTTCAAAAATGAAACAAAGACCGATCTATTGACGGTCTTTGGTCAAAAAACTTTGAGTAATCCTGTTACGGATGTTATTGACAGTTTTTATATTTTAAAATCTTTAGTAAATAGTAAAATTTAAAGAACACTGCCATTTCTAAAATCTGAAGATCGATCCAATCTTTCATGGAATCTCTTTGGAACTTGGCCACTTGTTTTGATTCTATCAATAACTTCTTTCCATGCACTGCCATTTACTTTGGCTGGGGACATTGTAGAATTAGAGTGAACACCATTTGCTTGTGCAGACCAATTCTTTTGAATTTTCTTCTTCTTGCATTTGGGGCATGGCTTCTTCATAGGAAGATCATGATCTTTCATTAAATGAGTTTCTTCAAAAGAATGTTCACAGTTTTCACAAATGTAAGAATAATTAGGCATATTTGTCTCTCTTAAAAGTAATTAGCATGTGTTCAAAAAGGAATCCATAACTTGGCTCCTTTGGTTTATTTCTTAAAGGCATTTTGGCATCCTTTGGATTTCGATTGCCTTTTTTCAGATTACAATCTTTGCATGCTGCCACCATGTTAGTCCATGTAGACCCACCACCCTTTGAGCGGGGAGTCACATGGTCAATCGTTGCAGTCTTATCACAAAGTTCAATACCGCAATATTGACAGCAATAACTGTCTCTTCTCAAAATATTTTTACGAGATGCTGCCGCCTTCTTATATGGCAACTTAACATAATATTTTAAAATTAAAACTTTAGGAATCTTGACAATCTTTGAAACAGATACAACTTCATAGCATTCGGCTGAAGTTTCATCTCCGTACACTTTGTCACGACTTAATAGTTTGAAAGCTTTACCAATAGTGATAATATTGAGTGGGCTATTATCTTGGTTTAACAGGAGTACCTGTTTCTTCATACCTTTTAAGTATTTATGTAAATCTAAATATTTCATAGCCATGGATAATATTAAAGATAGACAATTTTATTGGGAAGTCAAGCAATTCTTCAACGGAAAGCCTGAAAACAATGTTCCTCCACAACCAAAGCCTTCTTTGAAGGATGCAGTATCTGGAGTGTTAAAAGAAAACAATCCATATAAGCAAACAAACTTCAGCAACAATCCAACTTCTGTGAATGCTGCTCAAAATGCCATTCAGGGTCTTGGTGCTATGGATGCAGCAAACAAGCCATCATGTGTTGCATATACAAAGAATGCAATTAAGAATCCATTCAATTTAAATGAAGGATTCTGGGACATTGCTGGTGGTGTAAAAAAGAAAATAGATGACTATACTGGTAAAACAGAAAGAGATGCAGCCGAAGCAAAGGCTAATAGTGATGCAACAGAACAGAGATTGGATGCAGAAGATGCAAGAAAAAAAGAAATATATCAAGCGGCAAATGATAGAGATAAAGCATTTGCTGGTCGGTGGGATGCAGTTAAT